TCAGATAATGTATTTAAATCTGCCACAAATCCTCCATTAAGATCTTGGGATAATCATCCAACATTTTTAACGATTAGTCTTGCTAAAAAAAGGGCTCTCATAGACAGGAGGGCGGTTGTCTATGAGAGCGATCTAGGGGTGCAGCTTACATACGGTCGTACAAGTAACCTTTTTCTTGAAGGTGTGCTGCTACATGCTTCGGAACCTTGTACTTTTTACCGGCTTCGAAAGAATAGTGATTACCAGCGCCAATTGTAACCATGTCTAGATTTTCAGCTACTTTGATAACAACTTGGTCATCTGCAAGACTTACGCCTACGCTTTCAACTTCATCTAGAATTGTTGGTGCTTCTGGGTTTGCTGTTAGATCTACAACTTCAGTCGCATCTTTATGCGCCTTAGTTTGTGAAGCCAATGAAATCTCATTAGCTCGCTCTGCTAGTGCCTCTGCGTTAGCTGCAATAAGAGCTTCACGCTGACGTCCTGTAACATCTGTAACTTTTGCTTTTGCCACGATATATATTCTCCTGTTAGATTTTTAGTTTGGGTGGGGGAGGGTTTGACCCCTCCCCCGGATATTAAATTAGTTGGTTTCTGCGATAACTACAGACTGGTCAGTAATAAGACCAAGACCGTAAATAGCATACCATGCAAGTGCGTGCTCACGACCGAAGTCAAGAATACCACCGTCACGAAGCTCAACTGGAAGTGAGATAGCGTGACCGAATGCATTGTCACCAATGAAGATAGCTGAGTAGCGATCGTATGAACCGTTACCTGTAGCTGTTACTGGGGTTGTGTAACCTCCACCTGTTGGATACTGGATTGATCCTGCAGCTACTGCTGTGTCAGTTGTGTAGCCAGAACCTGAACCGTTTGTAACCTTTGTAACCTGTGTTGTTTCGATGAATACTGTGTCGTACAAACGACCAATTTCACCTAGCATGAAGTTTCCTGGAGCTGCGTACTTTGTAACTTCAATGAATTCAGGAAGATCACGAAGACGACGAGACTGGTGAGGGTGAACGAATGCTACGTAGGTTTCTCCAAGCCTTGGAATGTTCTTTGTTGCCAAGGTCTCTACAGCGTCCTTAACGGTACGTGTTGAGAGGAATGAAGAACCGGTCATAGAAGCACGTGATGTAGCTTCTGTACCGTATGCATACCAGTTGTTAACTGCTGTGAGGTTTGTGCGATCTTCACCGTAGATTACGGAAGATGCTGCCATAAGGGTGTCACGAGCCTGGCCATCAAGATAAAGAGCCATGTTGCGACCAAGAAGACGTGAAGCTGAAGCCATTACGTCATCGAATGAAGCGTTAAGTAGAAGTTCGGATACTGCAATAGCATATCCCTGTTCTGCAACAGTAATTGAGAACTGTTGAGCTGTCAATGCGTTTGTTGACATACGGACACCTTCAACAAGTGTTGAAGCGAATCCTAGGTTGTTGTAACGCATGAAGTTGATCTGGAGACCAGGTGCAACTCCTAGTTCAGTCTTCTTAACAGCGAACTGTTCGAAGCGAAGAATAGGCATTGACTGGAAAAGGATTTCCTTTGACCAGATGGTTTGAATTGCTTGTGTAAGCTGGCTATTAGCGCCAGAATACGCTGTTGGGGCTGCGGCTAAGTTGCCGGTACCTGTTACGGCTGATGCCATGTCGGTGTTACTCCTTGTTCATATATGTTTAGGTTAGTAGAAAAAAGGTAATAAATTACCCAAAGATTCCCTTGTTTCGATCATTCGCTGCTGAACCCAACAGACGTGATCGGTTTTTTGCGTAGTCAGCTACCGACATAGAAGCAATTTGCTCCGGTGTGTACGATTGTTGGTCCATATTGTTTTCCAGGGTTGGTGGCAAGGTTGTCCTTGTACCGGTCATATCACGACGCTGAGCTTGAATAGCTTGTTGCGCCGATTCCAGAAGCTTTGAGGTTTTATCCTTTAGTCTGGCAATACTCTGTTCTATTTCTTCAACATTATTTCCAGTAACCATATCAATAAGTTCTGGGGCAATGTTATCTTGCTCTTCATTAATGCGGCGATTCATATACTGTGTTACTTCAGCATATTCACGCTCACGCTCTAATAGAGCGAATGCACGTTCACGTTCTAGGCGCTCAGTTTCAATCTTAGCAGCCCACTCTTTTTCTTTTTGTTCAAGAAGAGAGCGTACATCCATATCAGCTTCGAGCTTCTTACGCTCTGCTTCTGATGCGGCTTCTGCTGCTGCACGAGCCTCAGCTAGACGTTCGTCACGATCCTTCTTAAGAAGATTTAGTTCTTCTTTAAGAGAATCAATTTGTGGATAAAGTTTTGATTTTTCTTGCTCACGTACTCGTTGCAAGTCTTGTTCTGTATAACCCTTAGCTTCAGCAAACTTATTTTGGTCCACTGCCTGTTGGGCTACTGGTGCGGTGTGGTTTACTTCTGATGCGAAAGCATCTTGAGCCACTGCATTCTCTACTGCTGTTGAGTTTTCTGCCATGATTATTCCTTTAGGTTAGATAGGTCGTTGTCCGAATAAGTATCACGATGACCTGCGGGTGTTATTTAGTGGTATAAGGCTTTCAAACTATTGGGGGTTTGTCAGCCTAAATTACTTAGATGTTTCTTCAGAGTTAGGATTGTCTACTTGACCAGTAGGCGTTCCTCTCCCCGGAAGTTTTGTTCCATAAGCCTTAGTTACAAGCTCTGCTTGCATCTGTGCCAATGTCTGTTCTTCAAACGGTGTGATAACTCCAGGCTGTCCAAGAGGTCCAGGTCCTGTTCCATCAGCTGGAGCTGCTCCAGGAGGAAGAGTTCCATCAGGCATCATACCAGTTAATGAAGTAATTGCTGAAGCGATCTGCTGTTGAATAAGCTGTAAAGCCCCATCAGCCTTAGCATCGGCAACCAATTCTGCACGAATTTCTTCAAGTTTTTCAGCTGGGAACTCTTCGCCAAGTTGACGCAATGCTCCTTCACGTGATTCAAGATTCATCTGCATCTTGGCTTGAATTTCTTGCAAAGTTATTAATTTATCTAGAGGAAGTGGAGGTGGGAAATGGACAGCAGACTCATAGGTAAGAGGATCTGCTAAGTCCAATACAGGTAGTTGAGAATCTTTGATTGGACCATTTACATCTGGATTATAGATAAATGCGTTTGGCTCTTTAAAAGCCATTGTAAGAAGAACTAATTCATTAATACGACGAATACCCTCGCTATACTGCACCATCTTTTGGTGGTAGCGATTCATCAAAGGCTGGTACTGAATAGCAAGGGCAACACCTGATGTATTAGAGATAGGTTGTACTTGACCAAGAGCAGTCTCCGGTACTCCAACCATTTCGTGCATAGCAGACTTTACAACCTTGAGATACTCAAGAGCTCCTTGTAGACCAGCTCCGCCACCTTCTAGGTTAAATACTTGCGCTTCCTTTGGAAGACCACCCCATACTTTCTTAGGGCCTTTTTCAAGTCCAGCAATTTTAGCACCGGTAATAACAGTAACTGGGGCAGCGTGGTAGTTAACAATATCAGCGATATCTGTAGCCACTTCATTATAGTTACGGTTCAAGATAATTAGATCATGGCAATCAGATAGACCCCATGGAGAACCAGAAACCAATACGTTTGCAATGTGAATAATTGGAACTACGCCAATTGGATTAGGGCGTGAATCGATGAGTTCATCATTGATGTATTCTTCAATGCGATCATCTGTAAGAATTTCAGTATATGTGTAGACCTGACGAGTACCTTCAATAGATGTACCCCAGAAACGATATTTAAGTTTGAAACGAATTAAACGTGTACGATCATGTGGGTGGAACTCAGGAAAACAAAAAGACGAGTTCAGGGGAAGAATACGAACTCGTCCAGGGTGTACTCGACCACTAGGGTCTTCAAAAGCTTCTTCATAAGCTACTTTAACAAAGCAGTCACCAGAAACTCCGCCTTGCTGTCCCATCTCCCAAAGAACGCCTTCTTTGTTATTATCAATTTCCCAAACACGTTTTAGAATATCTGGAACAATTGCTTCAGTTGAGATTGGGCTGCGGAATGAAACTCCACGACTAAATGTGAAGTTAGTAATAAAATCTGTAAAGGCACGGTAATAGTTATATACCATTTGTGATTCGCCAATTTCACGGCGATAGGACCAGTGATGTCCAAGATACATTGCCCAGTTTAATGAATAACGGTTTAGACGTGGGCCATGTACTTCGAATTCTTCATCTGCAAGTTCAACTAATCCAAGTGGAGAAATTGAAATGGTAAGATCTGATGACGCCGCCCTATAACTGGGAGGGGAGAAATCTATACCACCACTCATTGATTATTTCCGTTCATTTGAATTGCCCTATTAACCCATCTCTTAAAAGGGTTCACCAGCCTCGGAGAAAGGGTAGACGAGGCTGGGAACCTGGGATTATTGTAGCGTACTTTAGTCGTTTACGGATGCAGGGTTCAAGCGTTCTTGACGTGCACCGTTACGAATAACTTCTTCGATTACTACTACTGAGTGATCTCCGTAGTTACCTTGAGCAAACTCGCCAAGGAATGTTGGAGCTTCTACCCATGCAGCAGAACCTACGTGAGCACGCTCACGCATTGTCTCATCAGCATACTTTTCAAAGACATTTAGATTGTGATTAGGACGACTATCTGGTGTCTCATAACCTTGATCCAATCCAACTTGGAAGTCATTTGGTACGTCTGTGTCTGTTGCGATACCTTCTTCAAAACGAAGTGGTCCACGAAGACCAGGTGTTGCAGGAGACATTTTACGTTCGTAAACGTTTCCTGGACGCTCTGGGTATTGTGGGGTTGGTGCGATATTTGGTGTTGCCATTATTTTATCTCCTATAGGATAAGGGATTGAGGTTCCTCAGGGTTAATTCTGTACTGTCAGAGGCGTTTTGTCATAGTAAATTAGAAGAAAGGAGAGCTAGATACTTCTACAGTAGGCATAACCATATCTTGTGTTAGGGAGCAAGCTAAGGCTAAAGAGTCTACAAAATCATCGTGTGCATGAGCTTCGTCAGGAGCAGCAACCATAAAGTTAGGGCCTTTATATTGAACTTCAGCATCAGTCATTTGCTGATAAAACTTCTTCCAGATACGTAAACGACGTGTTTTAGCATGAGAAGGCCATGAAACCATCTGACGTTGAATAAGCGCCTGAAGGTGTTTCCAACGCTTAGATTGCTCTGTAGGACTAGATGTTACCGGAACTACTTCTGCTCTAGGCATTAAAACCTTTAAACGTCCGGCCACTGCATCACCTACACCATTGGCATCTACTCCTATAGCTAGTACGTCGTAGTTTCCAAGGAACTGTTGAATCTGGAAGTATTGTTCTTCCCAGTCATCACCCTGTAATTCAAGCCAATTAAGCACCCTATGATCATAGTATCCAAACTCATCTGGACGATCCCAATCCACCCACACTACTGTGACCACTGTACTATCCATCTTACGTGCCGGATCTACTCCAACAACTACAGGAGAACGATGCCAAGACTTAACAATTTCTTGTGAAGTATCACCAAGTTCATCCATGATGCCCGAGGTAACGAACATACCACGCTCAAGTAACCACTTACAGTTATACGACATCTGGAACTCATCTGAGTCCTCACCAATACGTAGCATCTCCTTCTTGATGAACTTCTCATAGTTAGGTTGAACCTTAGCAACATCTCTCCAATCCCATTGGAAATGGTTTTGCTTAGCTTTTCTGCCTTCAGTTTGACGTCGCTTATTAAGTTGAATAGATCTATAGAAACCATTCTTAGAAACTGTAGGTGTACCAGACTTTACAATGGTAGCGTTGTAATAAGCACCCATAGGAGCGATTGACTTAGATACAACAAAGTCATCTGCTTCTTGACACTCATCAATAATAATTAAGTGGAAAGACTTAGATTCGATCTTAGCTCTTGGGTTAGCTGTCATCATCATTAGGCTACTGCCTGATTTCTTAAGTTTGATGTTCCTTACTACACCGGGAGTCTTAGTTGGCATATCATCAATCTCTGGATCACCAAAGACTTCCATAGCCCTATCAGAAGTAAGTCGGGACACTGTACGAGAATAAAGAGTTTCAACCTGGTTTTGAGTAGGAGCAAACATGCCCACCCAAATTCCATCACCAAATTTACCTAAAAGGTCTGGGTACATGCGTGCAAGACGAGGAAGAATAACCATAAGAGTAGCCACTGTATTGGCCACTGTCTCAGATTTACCAGACTGACGGGATGCTAGTGCAGTTATTTCTTCACCATCATTAATTAAAACAGATTCAATAATGCGCCTAGATAAAGGCTCTTGATATGGGTGAAGCTTGTGTCCTACAAGCATCTCCATAAAATCCATAATTTTATTGACTAATACTTTAATGAACTCTTTAGATAGCTCGTCTAGTTCTTCTTCCTCTTCCTCTTCAGGAATAGGTGAGTAATCCTCATCGGGAAGTTCTTCTAGATCAACTTCATCAAACTCATGTTCGCTCATTTAGGGAATCTTTCCTTTAGCGTAGATAGAATAGCGTTCAAAGCTTCTGCAGCAGTTACTGCTTCATCTAGATGAAAAGTTTCTTCTGTTTTTTGCCAGCTAGATAAATTACGCCCTAGTGAATAAATAACTTGATCACTCCAAGTAAGAAGTTCTGGTGTAGTAAGTTTTGCTACACGCTTCTCTATTTTAGTCTTTTTTCGTTCTTCTTTTTTACTAAACATCTTGTTCTTCGCCCCTAACAATATCCCAGTTAAATTCACCCTCATTTACAGGTCTTCCAGATATAGCATTGGTTAATGCCTGTGATTCGCTGTATTTTGCAACCCACTTACCTATGACAATAGATAATCTAGTTAGAGGAAGCCTAAATACTATGCCACTGCCAAATCTATATGGTTCTTCTATTTCTTGTGTAGAAGATTTCTCAATTATAACTCTAGGCTTAATTGGATAAACCATTACATGCCAAAAATGATTTTTACCAATATCATGCGTCCTCGCCATAATACTCCTCTGCTGAACACATGTGATTTTCTAAGTCATACTCCATAACTACCTCATTACAATCACGACATTTAAATACCTTAGGTGGATTGAAATTATTTTGTGCGGTCCCACCTTCTACAATATCATCTTGACCAGGTCTAAAATAATCATGAATTATTTCGGGTTTTTCAAAAAGTTCAGGAGGAAATGGGCCCTTAGCGTAACCTGCTGATTGAGGTACTGGGTGACCTTGTTTTGTTGGAATTCGTTCAATAGCCATATTTTTGCCCTATTCTCTTAATATTGACTAATATTACACCATATTAGCGGTTTGCAATACACTGTAGTTACGGCTATACTATAAGCAGGTGGTTAACTCCACCAACACTAACAACGAAACAAAAAGAGTTGCAACTAGCCTGACAGACCGACGTCGGGCTATTTCCATCTAAGTGACAGTTATATGGAAATCTGGGTTGGCTCTCTAGCCAAGGAGATAGTGTGAGTATTAATGTTAAGAAGTCAAAGAATTTACGTATTATCGCAGTTTCCCTCCTACTGCTTGCAAATCTTATTCATGGAGTGACAAAACCGGCAATAGCTAAAGCTGCCGTACTTATCCGTTGTGGTACCCCAATTACCCAGTATATGTATGCTCATAAGTTGTCTCCTAGGGATCTTTATGAGTTACTTAAACTTACTGGCTTTAAAGGTAAGGCTCTTACTACTGCATGGGCAGTAGCCATGAAAGAGTCCCATGGAAACCCAAGAGATCATGACTTGAATTATCGAACATATGATAATTCCTATGGTCTATTCCAGATTAACCTTTATGGGGCTTTAAAAGGCCGTATAGCGGACTTTAATCTAAATAGTGCATCTGACCTTACCGATCCTGTTACAAACGCCCAGGTGGCCTTTCAAATGTCAAATGGGGGTAAGAATTGGACAGCTTGGAAAAGCAATCCAGGACAAAGGGATTATTGGCTAGTTAAACACTATGTAAAACAGGAACATCAGCTTATATAACAAGAAAACCCCCTAACGGGGGTTTCTCTTACTTTTTACCAGCTCTGCGCTTATTTTCTTTAGCAGTATTTTTTCCATGCTTTAATGGACGCAAGTTACTTGCAGAGTCATTATCGTGGTTATTATCTTTGTGGTCCACATCTGTGCCCTTGGCTAGCTTGCCGTGCTTTTTCTCATATTTAGCACGAGCAGCGTTTTTAGAGGTAGTATGCCACTTACCATTTGAGTCTTTATAGTGCTCAACAATAATCTTACGGCCACCATTAGCCTTAGAGCCTTTGTACTCTTTGCCTCCAGCAACTTCTTTTTTCTTACTAGCCATTGTTCTTGTGCCACTCTTTTACTTGCTTAGCGCCTTCTTTAGTAGTTTTGGCAGGAAGGACGTAGGTCTTACCCTTTTTACCAGGGTGGTGCACTTCTACTTTCTTACCATGCTTATCTACAATATGCTTTTGGCCTTTAACTTTAACAACTTTTTTATCTTTATGCTTATCGTTTTTCTTACGACATCCACAGGTTGCGCACATTAGTTCTCCTTAAATAGGTCTAGTTGTTCTGGTGCATGGTCTTCATGTTCTGACATAAGTTTACTACATTTACGGCAAGTAAAACGCTCACTATCCTCTAAAGCACCATTATCTTGAATGGTATTTTCATAGGCATGAACTTGCTTATAGCTATTAAAAGGTACTCCATAAGATTCAGAAGCCTTAACTACATCAGGATGGTTCCAAGGTCTTGCGATCTTAGACTTACGATTAGATACCGAACGCCTAACACCTCCGGCATGAAAGAAGTTATCTTTTCTTTTAGCCATTAGTTACTCGACTCACCATTGGCCCCACGTCCAGGACGTGCAACAAAAGTCTCCCGATTAGGATCCTTCTCGTACTTTTGGTTAGTCAAGTAGGTCTTAGCCTCTTGAGCCCCATACCGTAGGTTAGGGGCTTGTCGAGTCTTTTCTACAGGACGTTTAAAGTTGTCTAATCTAGACATGAGTACTAGTCTTCTTTAGGTTTAGGGGCAGTATTTTTAGGTTTAGGGGCAGTATTTCCAAAAGCTTTACGAGCCGCTTCAGCATCAGCCTTACCACCTAATACAAACTTTCCTTCTTTTGGAGAATTCTTTACTTCTGAGGCAAGATTTAATTCTGCTTCAGTTGTTGTACGAATACCATTATTACCACGAATATTTAGAGTTTCTCCTACTGTTTTAGCAAGAGGTGCTCTAGCAGCTTTTCCTGCTTCACTGTTTTCGTCTAGGATTTCGTTACTTAATCTATCCTCTGTCTTCTTTTGAATATTCTCTTTACGCTTACGAGGCTTCTTGGTAGGATAAACAGTAATAGTCTTACCCGTTTCACCTTTAATTTTCTTAGTAAGCACAACTGGCTTTTCAGTTCCTTTGATAGGTTTGCCTTCTTCATCGAATTTGACTGTATGTACTACTTCGCCTTTTTCATTGGTTTTTAAAGTAACTTTCTTAGGAGCAGCACCAATCTTGTAAACAGGAGCATCCTTACCAGCTTTAAAGCCTACGGTTGCACCGCTCTTCAAGCTTGCAGTCATTTGATTAAAGGTTCTACCTTTAGTTATTGCATGCTTAACAAGATCTGCCATGTGAGTAGCACCAGATACATCATGGTATTCAAAGACACGGTCGCCTTCTTTATCTGTGTATGGATGCCATCCTTGATGGTGCCATTCTGGACTCTTGCCAACAATACCATTAGCAGTTGGTTTAACTCCCTTTTCAGACATGTAGTCCCCATGAAATCCCATAAATGGTGATTCACTACCCTTAAGAACTCCGCCACCACGTAGAGGGTTCTCAGGATGAGACATATCAGAAAGCTTTACTTTTTCACCACTCTTTGTTCTAAAGTGATCTGTTTCAGGGTTAATTCCTTCTTCTTTAAATCCAGGATTAGTACTGTAAGTTGTTAACTTTCCAGAGTTAAATCTCTTTTGATTATCAAAAAACTGACGTGCAGTCTCTACAGAATCCTTAAAGTTATGGTCTCCTGCAAATCTCTTAAGCTTATCGTAATCAGCAGTTCCACCAGTAGTATCTTCTCCAATACCTGCATGGTGCATAACTGTTGCCATACGAACATACTCACTACGATGAAATAGTGGATCATCAGTATTAACTGAAGAATCCATACGTTTAGCAAGACGCTTTGCACGATCTAAAATGTGAGGTTCGGTTGTAGTAATAGACTTACCTTCAACACCAAGTTGCTCTGCTCTTTCAGACATCTTTGCAGCTTCAACTAAGTTGCGTTCCTTAGACTTTCCAGCACGAGATGCAGAAGTAATGTCATTTAGTCTAAGCTCGGTAGTCTTAAGACCACCAGGACTACGACGGCTACGAGTTGCCTTATCTTCTTCTTCAAGTTCTCCAATGCTCTTACCGTGAATCTCATCACTAGTTGTAGGCCAGTTAGCTATGTTTCTAGCAGAAAGTCGTGAAGTCTTAGGCTTAATAGGAAAAGAGGGCTTATTAAGCTTTCCAGTATCAACAACAGACATTTCCCTACTCTTAGGTGAATTATAGTATCCCTCAGCAGGAGTAGGCAAAGCAGCTTCTAGATCTTTTCTTTCTTTATCATGTCGAGCAGTAGTTGCTAAATAGTCTTCATCAGACATGCTATCAGCATTTTCTAACTCTTTAGCGTGCTTTTCGGCAAGATCTTTTGTTGCTTTTGTCTTAAGATTAAAAAGTTTCTTATGTTGTTTAGAGATAAATAGTGGTGACTTATCTCTTAAACGCATAGTAGTTGTACTTAGAGGATTGTTGTTAATATCGTTATACTCATCCTTAAGACTTCCATCTGGCTTATAAATGTCTTGTGAGTCCGCAGAAATAGTTGTAGAACGTAATTTACGAGTATTTTTTCCAGTTTTTTCTTTAGCCTCTGCAGTACGACCTGCAGCTACAAGCTTTTGATCTGCAGCAGAAGCTTCCTTCTCTTTTTCAGTAACTGAAGGTGTATAAGGAGAGACATAAGGTTGCTCAATTCCAGTATCTGTAGAATCTGATACTGATGTTGATGGCTTGGTTTCTCTAGCAGGAATATTTCTTGCTGAGTTTAAATCAGCTTCCCATTGAGTTTTTCTAGCTGCCTTTTCTTTTGCCCTTTTCTCAACACTTTCTGCAGTTATATCTTTTGGTTTTGGAACTTCTAATTCAGCTTCTTTTTGTTTAATGTCATATGTAACTCCCTTTTCAGAGCGTAGAGTTGATCCAGAAGCTCTTTCACGAGCATTAAATGCTGCCTCTCCAGCTTCCATATCAGCAATATCATCCATATAGGTACTATTACGACGATCAGCTTCAGCTCTAGCAGCACCCTCTTCATTTTGACGTTGAACATCTGCAGCTAAATATTTAGGGTTAGCTTTACGTTTAAATACACGTCCTGAAGGAGCAGGCTTATTTTCTTCAGTATCGTATGCCTCACCAGTTTTTTCATTAAGACGCATAGTAGTTGTCTTAAGACCAGCAAGTTGGCGCTTACGTGTGCGCTTAGATATTTGACCAAGCTGTGCTGAAACAGCAGCCTGTTCTTGTCTAGCAACATCAGCTCCAGCTTGTAATCCAGAGGCTGTAGTAATAGCCTCATTTTTACCACCAGTTGTAATTTCTTTTGATTCATCTGCTGTTTTTACAGCAGGATTAGTTCCTGTAAGAGCTATATCAGGTACAAAAGGAAGTTGTAGTGTGCTTTTTCCACCAGAACCTGGCTTAATATACTTATCAAATTGACCCATTGATTATTCCTCCATTATTCCTTTAGAGTATTCTTTATTAAGTATAGGTTCTGTTATCCCACAACTTTTATTTTTATTAATCATTTATTTATATCTTCATTGAATGCTTGATTGCGGCCGCTCATTAATTCTTCGGCTGTATCTTCTGTAAAAAGTGGTCCTGAAGTTCTACCAGACTCATCAGTAATAGGTGTTTTCTCACCAGTTTCATCATTTGTAATTGTGCCATATGGAGCAATAACTCTTGCAGAAGCTTTCCTTGAAGCACCACGACCTGTAAAAGCATTATTTGCTTTAACAGCAGCATTAAGATTTGTTTTATTTATGGGTTTAAAAGCCTTCTGTTCTTCAGTAAGTTCTGAAGTAGGAGTCTCATTTTTCTCTGCAGTAGGGTTACTTCTAGCATACTGTTCTAACTGAACGTTAGCTCCCTGCCCGCCTGCTAGACGACCGTTTATCATACCTATACTAGAAGCCAGGTCTCTATGAACCTGAAGTCCTTTGTTATAAGCGGCCTCATATTCTGGTGTACCTTCTTTATGACCAGAAGCTTTAGCATGAAGTAAGCCATAGTTATGTGACTCTGCAGCAAAATTTAGATTAGAACCTAGTGCATTACTAGCTACTTTAAAAGCTTGTTCTTTCATTCTATTTTGACTGCTATAGTCCATAAGATGTTTTTCTAGTTCAATCCTAGTCTTCATCTGGTTAGCAGCTAGCATACCACCAAAAATTTGGTTGAAAATGCCGCCACCTTTATTGCTAGGTTGAACAAAGTTCTGTCCGCCATTAAGATTCATCTAAAGGTCCTGTCTTTATGCTCGTGGTCAGAAGTTTAGCAATTCCGCCCTGTTCTGTAAGCGCAACGGCATTTTTATTATAATGATGTATACAGAAGGATAAAGTGCCAAAAGGCAGGGAAACTAGTATTCCTGCCCTAGCCGAACAGCTATCACATTGAATTCGCTGCTGCGATTCCTCCGCCATTTGCATCTCCGGTAGCTGAGGTTCTAGTACTTCGGTCATTTAGATCCGTCCTTTGATGTTGATCCATATTTATATCAGAATCAGGTCCTAATCCATAATATATCTGGTAGAAGTCTACTACAGAATTTGGAAGGGTAAATCTAGGATCGCCCAGTCTTCCCACCGTAGCTGGGTCTTTTAGAGGGACTGTAAACTGTCTATCCTCTTTCTTTGGGTGAGTCATAAGAGTATTCTCTCACTAAAGCAAAAAGCCGGGAGCGTTAACTCCCGGCTCTTTTCCATAGCTATTAAGCAAATGGTGTGATTGTGATCGCAGCACCAGCAGAAACTGAAGCAGTACCAGCTGCAACAGATTGGCTGTAGATTGTGCCTGAACGAGCTGCAACCTTTGAAGTACCAGTGTCTGCACCAGTTGCAATATTTGCATGTGTAAGTGCATAGCTGAAGGTTGTAGAAGTAACAGCACTGATTGTGAATGTGCCGTTGATAGCTGTGTTAGTTACAGCAGCAACTGTTACAGAGTCACCAACTGCGAAGCCGTGAGCTGCAGCTGTTGTAACTGTAACAACGTTGCTTGTTAGAACAACGTTAGAAATTGCTGGGGTGTAGCTTGAAGCTGTTGTAGGTACCAACTCAATATCAAGAAGTTGAGCTGTAGCATTAGCTGTGGTCTTACCGATAACTGAAGGAACTGTTACATAAGCAACTCCGCTTACGAATGATCCGTCAGAGTCAGCAGCACCAAGGCCAAGTTGTGCAATACCTGCTGTTTGACCTGTGATTGATACGCCTGAACCAGCTGAGTTAGTTACAGTGAACTGATAAGCTGTAGCTGATGCGATTGTAGCGTTTGTTAGGTTGAATGCAGAGTTTGTAAGACCGGTAATTGTTACGTTCTGTCCAACCAATGAAGCTGGGACGATTCCGTTTGATTGAGCTGTATATGTTACGGTTGTTCCGTTACCTGAAGCAGCTGTTACACGAAGAACCGGATCCGCAGCAATAAAGCTTGGGAATCCTGAGTAGTTAGCTTCTGCAATGTTCTCAGTATCTTGTGTGAATGAGAGGTAAGCAGAGTTAACGGTTGAAGTAGTAGTCCAACCAACGTTTCCTGCACCGCCTACTGTTACAGTAGCTGATGGTGTACCAGAAGTACGTTCGTCGTTTGGTTGTAGAGGGAAGTTACCCCATACAAAGTCAACATTTGGGCGACCCGTTACTGTTGATGTGGTCACATTTGTCAACATAGCGTTTGCATATGTTGCAGATGTGGTTGACACGGACAAAGATGTGTTACCGGTAATTGGGTTACCTGTATACACTGTCCATGACTCTAGGTTGTTTCCTAGGTTATTTGTGGCCATGTACTTGTTCCTATCTTAGTAGAGTGTGAAGTCTCATACCCCAAGAGACGGAACAAATGATAACAGAGTACTTAAGCCTCTTGTACGTATATTCTAGATTCCCCACCAGAGTAGACATCAAAAGCTCTTGCAGCATCAATAGCAAGTTTCATAGCTTCTTTTGCAGTATCAATATCTCTAAAAATTTTACCTTTTAGGTGTGCTTCAGAAGAAAATAAAGAGCCTTGAGCATAATCTCCACCTGAACCGGAGGTAGTTACTTTACGTATTTCACGATCAAATGAATAGTCATCATCAATAATAAATACGACTCCTTGTACAGCAATTATAAACACAGAGTCATGCTGAGCATAATCTCCATCATCTTTCATGTCATATCCGGAGTCGATGAATAGTTGACGCATCTTAGGAATAAATGTGCGGGCCATCCAAATATCTAACTGTTCAACAGTCATATTTTTACGAGTAGGTCTAGGGGCAGTCCAAGCTTTATGAAGTAGATCAAGACCACGGCCCATTCCACAACCGGCAATCAAAATACCGTTATTGTTATAAACCTTTTCACCAGACATAAGTAGTCGTTTAGACTCATAGTATGTGCCTTGAGAATCGGCACCCATTACTACCCATCCATCACCTTGTATGGCTGCAATTGTGGTCATTTATAACCCTCTCATCTATTGGATATGTCCTAGGATATCACAAATACTCTTGTGCCCCAACCTCAAAGGTCTGGCTACGAGTACGGGGTAAACCGCCATAATTGGTCCTAAGCCATGGTAAACCCTCTAAAGCATCATTTACAAAGTCATTTGTAGAGGTTCCAGTACGAAGTTCATCCCATAACATACTAGGTACATTATCATATTGAATCCAAGTGTATTGTGCTCTTCCACCGGCGCCGGGATCTGTCATTACAATAACTAGAGTTTCAGTGGTTGGGTTATAGCAACACTTCTGAGCTCTAGGCCTAGGACCTCCTGAAGTGGGGGCATAGATCTCTTCATAGCCTGGACCACACAGACGACTACGTTCACGATCATATCTTAGGGCAGCAGCAATAGCAGCATAGTTATCGGGGTCAACAATAGGTTTAAAGTGTTTACCACGATACCTATCACTCATTGCAGTGTTTCCTACTCTTTTCGAACGGACGGAAGGTGTGATTACTCCTCAAATGATATCTGGCTTTGCCAAAACTTGTCTTGGTCTTTATCAGATGCAGTTACTGTCTTTTTGTTTTTTAATTCATATTCTTCTGCCCAGCGGTCTAGATCTTCTGGGGTTACTTCTGGTTTCATTTACTTTCCTTAATAATTGGGGTGGACACCGCCATAGCATGATATATCAGGCATATCGTATGCAGCATAAAAGGTGCGTTACGTAACCTCTACTGTGTCCGCCGTGGAGATGCTCAGAATCGAACTGAGGTCTTACAAGGTCCGCATGCGGTTTTACTTGTAATCGACGCCACTTCATCCCCTAGTGAGTAGTTTATGACTCTACTCAGCTCCTTCTCATGGATTCGAACCACAACCGACTGCTCCAGAGGCAGTTGTCCTACCGTTAGACGAAGAAGGATTACAACGTATTTAACTGGCTGGGGTCACGATATCTATGGCGTAAGCATAGGAATACCTAAAGAAAGAGGAGTCTCTTCCCCACCCCAGAGCCTCGTATCTGATTTGAACAGATGACCGCCCGCTTACAAGGCGGGTGCTCTACCACTGAGCTAACAAGGCCTACTTTTATAATGTGTCGAGAATTACACATGATCCATGATCTAGTCATGGGAATCGAAGGAAACTCTCGGCACCGTCTCTAGGAGTCGAACCCAGGCCTGCGAGGTTGGAGCTCGCTGTGCTTCCGTAACACTTAGACGACATATATAACTCCCAGCCCAGTGCATCTTACCCAGACTGACATTTAGGGTATTGTGCGGATACCGGGAGTTATAGGTTAGGGCGTGCACATCTGCAGCAGCACGTCCTGATTATAGTATATCTTATTATTTGATTTTAATCAACTTTGGTTGCAGTTCTTCGGGTAGCTCTTGCTCCAATGTAATACGAAGCATGCCATCCTTTAATTCAGCTCCCTTAACTACCACATACTCAGCTAGAACGAAGTTCTGCTTAAAGTCACGGGTAGCGATTCCTTTATGGATAGGCTCCTTGTCAGATGCCTCTAATTGGCCTTCTACGGTCAATTGGAGCTCTTTTACAGTGATAGTGATATCTTCCTTACCAAAACCTGCTACAGCCAGTTCTAGGACGTATTTGTCCTCATCCTTGTAGATGTTATACGGAGGATATGAAGCTGTCCGTGAGCTCTTGCTCACCTGTTGCAGTGTTTCTAGTAATGGATCAAAACCGATTGCCCAGCGGTTGAATTGAGGAAATAGAGATTGAATAGTAATCTCTTGAGGTTTTTGTACTGGTTGCTTTGACCATGGATCTGGATATCGATTGATATGAGGGTCATTTGTATATGGGTGTACCATGATTTATCTCCTTAGACGATAAATAGTTAATAGATACCCGTTTGGCGTATCTAACTACAGTATAGCCGATAAATCATTTAAATTGTTCACGTAGTGCTGGCATTGTAATCATTGAGTAATCTATTTGATCTATACCTGAGTATTTAAGAAACTTACCAGTAGAGTCACTTGTTTTAAGATTTTCCCACATCTCCTTAGGCACATCTGGGTACATACAGATAGGAGGAGGTAATGGAATTCCTCTAGAATCCCTTTTTACATCATATTTACCTTTAAACCCTTTTATAGCCTTCACCGGTGCTCTAAAGACTATTACTAATGTCTCAGACGGGTAGTGATAGCCACACTCTAGTGCTCGCATCTTATAACCTGTTGAATCAGTTGTAGGAGCCTCAATCACCTCAAAGCTATCCGGCCAGTTGAATTGACCACGATATGTACTGTAATTGGCATTGTAACCCTCTAGCTCAGCTTTAGCTTGCTCAGGACCTACATCCCCAGCCTTAGCCTCAATCGCTGCCCGCTCCGCAGCCTCCCTGGCTATACGCTGCAGCACCGACTCACGTTTAGCCCTATAGATCCTACCGTTTCTACCTCTATAAAATCCTTCAGGAACATTATCTACCATGGTGTAACTCTACCACAGCCACTGCCTAGCGTTACAGTTTCCTGAGAATTTTTAAAACTAACCCGTAAAAACACCCTCCCTATGATCATAGCTCCACATATTTCACGTCCCAATTTTTACAAGTCTCAAACTTTGAAAGATATCTCACATTTACTTCGGCCACTGTGTTGTATATATAGTCCCAACCCTCCGTCTCATCTGCAAAAAGCTGGGGTAAGCGACGTTTAAGGGTGGGTGTAACCCATTAGGGGCAGAAGTTGGAAAGGTAAGCGACTCTCTCGCTCCCACTCTGGCTTGATGATTTAATCGGGGTTCAATTCCCCGAGTGGGGCGAGTATGGATACACCATACCAAAAAGAGAAAGGGTAGTCAAATGACTACAGTAGTACAGGCGTTTACGCCTATCGCCCAGATAGCCAACTCTCACGACGAGGTTATCATCACCCAATCCGCTCAAGCGTTCAAGCAATACGCTGACGCTAAGCCAGCAGATGTGCTTGGTCTATTTAACAAGCGTTCTGCTGT